CGGTCACGAAAAGGCAGGTCAGCCGCTCTTCTTCCGAAAGTTTGTTCCAGCGCGGTTGACAGATAATCCCCACCTCATGGCTGACGGTCAATACGAGGCTATGTTGCGTTCGCTCCCAGATGTCGAACGGAAGAGACTTCTCGAAGGGGATTGGGATGTGGCAGAGGGAGCAGCCTTCCCAGAGTTTTCACGAGTGAAGCACGTAGTCGAACCATTTGAGTTACCGACTAACTGGCCTCGCATACGAGCAGCAGACTACGGGTACTCTGCACCATCGTGTGTCCTGTGGGGTGCAATTGACTGGGATAACAATATTTGGGTATACAGAGAACTATACGCAAAACACTTGACAGCAGAGCAATTAGCTGATAGAATACTAGAAGCGGAACAACTTGACCCGTTACCTCACTATACCGTACTCGATTCCTCTTGTTGGAACAAGACAGGATTTGGGCCATCTATAGCAGAGGTAATGATGCAGCAGGGAGTTCGTTGGACTCCTTCTGATCGTAACCGTATTCAGGGAAAGATGGAGATACATCGTCGTTTGGCAGATGACCCCTATTCACAAGAACCACGTATACGTTTCTTTTCATCTTGCCAGAACATTGTGAAACAAATAGCTGGCATACCACTCTCTAAAACCAATAGCGAAGACGTAGATACTAAATCTGAAGACCACGCATACGATGCACTCCGATATATGTTGATGACACGAATGAGTGGGTACGCTTCAATACACCAGCAACTAGGCGCAATCAAGAACCACGTATACAAGGTTCAAGATGAAGTATTTGGATACTAAATGAGTAATAAGGTACTTGATAAACGAGTAGAACAATTCAATCTCATAAAAGAGAGTTTGTTTCCTGACGGAGTAATTACCCCTGTGTCTGAAATACAGGAGCGTATAGCTGCTGGAACGCACACCATTCGAGACGGATTGATTGCAAGGTTCTATGCTAAAGGTATAGCGATTGATCCGGGGCTTTTAAAACGAGACGAAACAAAAGAATTTGCAAAGGCTATGCAAGAATCGTTTCCGGTAAGTGGTGGATCACCCAGTAGAAATGTAGATGGATTTGCAGGTGTACTTGGGTTAGCTTCCCGAAACAATATACCTTTAGACTCTTCGTTTGCAGAGTTAGATCAAGCTTCAAAAAGCACAGATTTTAATGCGGGTATACGTACAAAAATTGTATCACCAATAAGAACAGATGTTACGTCTGTATCTGAAGGTAAGTTAGTAAGACCATCAAGCTCTTCCGGCAAGAAAAAACTTTCAAGGGGAGCAGTACCCCCCGGAGTTCTTAAAGGAATAATGGATGGTATTGGTGACATACCTGATCCTATTATGCGGGATGCAGTTGTTGCTAGTATGTTAGGACTTCGTGGTACAGACCTCTCTGGTATAGCTACAACAGCAGAACTTGCTGAAGAAACTTTTCCTGCCCGACCTTACTACGATCCAGAGACGGGAACGTTGATATCTCCTGATCCTGAGTTACCGGGAAAGGGCCGAAAGGGAGCAGGACCGGATAGACCACTTGGTCCGGTTATGAAGCAGATAATGGATCGTAGATATGCTGCTGCCGTAGACGGAGAGTTGTTTCCAGACATAGATACAAAAAAAATTGCTGCAGCCCTTAATGAATATGTATACCCAAAGATAGACAAAAAAACATTAGCTGTACTAAAAAAACAACCTAGTGGGTACACAGACATTCGCCGTATCGTGGCTTCAGCAATTGCTAATCAACTAGGTGACCCTCAAGCAGCAGCAGAAATTATCAGTCACACTGGAGCGGATGGGGCTGAGAAAATTGATCGTGTAATGACAGGATTCTACACAGACGTAGAAAACCTAGACTCACTAGAAGCACGAAGGTCTGCACTGATTGGTTTTGAATCTTTGATGGCAGACGCTACTAATTCATCAAATGCTAAATCTCTTGGTCAATACCTTAGACTAGGATTACCAGAAGAGTTTAATGCTGAATACCCAAAGTTAGAAATTAAGGGTTCAAAAGTTGGTTCTGCCGTACAGGTGACAGAAGCTACATCTGAACAGATTGAAGCTGGCAGACAATTAGACTTGGCTCAGACTAGTGAAAAAACTGAAACAGCTAGAGCCAATGCACAAAGAAAAGGTAAAGATGCAGACCTTGATACGATTGCACGAGGCGAAAATGCAACGGCGGTTGCAGAAGCAGAACTCAAGTTAAAACAAGCTGGAAAAGAAGTAGCACAGGCTAAGACAGCAGAAGCAACTGCACAAAAAGCTTCCGAATACAACAAAAGTGGTGGTACACTAGATAAAATCATTGACTTGTACGGTAAGTTGCCCGGACCCGTTCAAAAAGCAATTCCTATTACGGGTACTGTTGCCGGACTTAGCCAAGTACCGGAAGTACAAGCCAGCATGTCTGAACAAATGCAAGACATGGGAATCTCGAAATCTATTGCTGATCCTGTAGCATCTGTAGGTGCGGGGGCTGATTTTTTAATTGGGGAAGTTGCTCAAGTTGCTCCTAGCGACGTTGTTTCAATGGCACAATCAATACCGGAACAACCCAGTATGATGCAAGCAGCAGAAGCAAGACAAGCTCAAGTTCAAGATGTAGGTGATGAGTTTGGTAACCTTGATCAACAAGGACAACCAGTACCTTCCGCTCCCGTAGATATACCTGATCCGGTTCCGTCTCGACAGGGAATGCTGGCTGCAGGTGGAGCAAGAGAAAGAGTTAACCAAGCAAGAAAAGCCGCGCTTGCTGGTCAAGAAACATCAATGAGCGGTTCCTTTCTAAATTAACCCATAGGGGAGACAAACCTATGCCTGACAATAATTACAACTACGGTGCAGCATATGTAATGAACTCTGACAAGGTCAGCGTTGATACAGATGAAGGTGCATCAAAGCTTTACCGTGAAGGTCTGGAGTTCCCAACTCGCGTACAGACAGGCCCAATGATAGAAGATATGCCAAAGCAGCAAACTAAGCCAACAGTAGAAGCATCTCTATTTAAAATGGCTGATGACAGACCTCAAGGCAACAATTAAAGGTAAATTATGTCTGAAAATTTCCTACAACCTCCAGATGATAGTGAAGTTGTAGTCGTAAATCCAGAAGATGAAATGCCCGGTCTTGCCGCGCACATCCGAAAGAAGTTTCAAGATTCCGAAAATGGTCGCTTTGCTTACGAGCAACGTTGGCTAAAAGCGTTTAAGAACTTTCGTGGTATATACGATTCAACAACACAATATAGAGACACAGAACGTTCTAAGGTGTTTATTAAAATCACCAAGACAAAAGTTCTGGCTGCTTACGGACAGATTATTGATATTCTGTTCGCAAACAAAAAGTTTCCGTTGGTTGTAGAGCCAACTCCTATTCCCGAAGGTATTGCAGAGTTTGCTCACATGCAAACCCCGCTTGATGATATCATCGATCCCTACGGATTTGAAGGGGACGGAAGAACCTTAGAACCGGGAGCGTTAGAAGCTTCTGCACCTAATGGTGACTTCTTAGGGGGATTATCAGACAGGTACAATGGTGCGCCTCTTGTAGAAGGGCCATCTTTAGCCGGAGAACCCCAAATTTCTCCTGCACAAAAAGCTGCCCTTAACATGGAGAAGGTCATTCACGACCAACTTCTTGATACAAGTGCAGTCAATGTATTTAGGAGTGCTATCTTTGAAGCATCTTTACTAGGTACAGGGGTTGTAAAGGGGCCATTTAACTTCGTTAAAAGAGTCCATCAATGGGAGCGAGACGAAGAAGGTTCTCGCGTGTATTCTCCTTATGAAAGAACTGTTCCTCGTATGGAACATGTTTCTGTGTGGGACTTTCACCCTGATCCGGCAGCAACAAGCATAGAAGATTGTGAATACGTCATACAACGACACCGTATGAATCGTTTACAACTTCGCAACCTTATCAGCCATCCTTACTTTTACAAAGATGCTATTGAAGAGGTTATCGCAAAAGGATCAAACTACGAAGACAAGTACTACGAAGATACTATTCGTGAAGACGAGACTGAAGCATACTACCAAGAAAATAGGTTTGAGGTCCTTGAATATTGGGGAGTTCTTGACGCTAAGTTTGCACAAGAAGTTGGAATGGATATTCCTGATGGATTGGACCCCATTGACCAACTACAGGTAAACGTATGGGTATGTGGAAATTATGTTCTTAGGTGTGTCTTAAACCCATTTACTCCTGCGCGTATTCCTTACCAAGTCTTTCCATATGAAATCAACCCGTACCAAATATGGGGTGTTGGCGTAGCGGAAAACATGGAAGATGCACAGATGTTAATGAACGGTCACGTTCGTATGGCAATTGATAATCTATCTTTAGCTGGTAATCTTGTTTTTGACGTAGATGAAGCCAGCTTGGTTCCCGGACAAAACATGGACATATTTCCCGGAAAGATATTCCGTCGTCAGTCAGGGGTGAGTGGAACAGCAATCAACGGCCTTAAGTTTCCTAACACTGCACCTGAAAATATACAAATGTACCAAATAAGCCGACAGCTTGCAGATGAAGAAACAGGTCTTCCGTCAATCATGCACGGTCAAACAGGAGTAACGGGAACAGGCCGTACAGCTTCAGGACTGTCCATGTTATTAGGTGGAGCAAGTTTATCACTTAAGACTGTAATTAAGAATATAGATGACTCATTGCTGAAGCCTCTTGGAGAAGCGTATTTTCAATGGAACATGCAATTCAATGATGACGCTCCTGATATTGAGGGTGACCTAGAGATTAAACCACGCGGCGTAGCTGCCGTTATGCAAAAAGAAGTTCGTAGTCAAAGATTAACTACTTTGTTGCAGACCGTATCCAACCCAATGTTAGCACCATTTATTAAAATACCAAACCTCATGCGGGAGCTTGCTATAGCTCAAGACATAGACCCAGATAGCTTGGTCAATGACGTAAGCGAGGCACAAATATTTGCAGAAATGTTGAAAGGATTAGCAGCTAATGCTCAACAAGGAACAAGCCCGGAAGGTCAGCCCGTTGGTGACCAACAAGCAAGCATGGGACAGTCTGGAGGAGTACCTGCAGGAGCAAATCCAGATGACGCTTCGGGCGTTGGTGGGGGCCAGATCGGAACTGGAACTGTTCCGGCTGCAGGGGAAGATAACTTCACTGGAAACGCTTAAGGGATTAAGAAACGATTATGAAGCTTCTGTTAAAGCAAAGGATGTAACAAACCGATGACCAGCCCCGCCGCTCAAAAATATATAGATAGTGTAAGTCGTGCGCCGTTTGCAGGATACGATGACTCAGCTACTGTTAATGTTCCAAACCCGCTAGTAGATGATCGTAATAGATCGTTTTTACAGTTTCTTTCGTCAGGAAAAGGAAAAGGGTCTGGGAGTAGTGGTAGTAATGACGGCGGTGATGATGGTGGCATGTCTCCCGAAGAATTTGCTGAACAAGAAGCATACTTTAAAGACAATAAATTTGCTGGTGTATATACTAAGGATAAAAAATACGACGATGGCATAGGGGGATGGCTCGAAAAAAAGATAGATCAAGCTTTTGCTCCTAGAGTAAAGTTTAACAAGTTAACTCAAACTTACCGCGTTACAAACCCCGGTGGAGCAATAAATTATATGCTGGGACCATTGGCTCCTTTTGTTGCAGCAGGATCGTATGTTAGTCAAAAGAATTTAGAAAACATACAAGAAAAAACTATTGCTGGTAAAGAGGGCTACGGAATTGGCATGTTAAACAATGCAATTTTAGGTATGTCTCCCGGTCTATTTGGGCTTGGTACTGTTAATTCAGGAGCGTATCCCCCCACTCCCCGGGGAATTAGTGCAGCCAGACACCTTAATAACATCCATAGTGCGCTTGAAGCACAAGCTAGTGCAGTAGAAAAAGGAGTAGCAATACCCGACATAACAACTGCTTACAATGTAGCTACATATGGTGATGAAAGAGGTTCAGACTTGGGTATAGACTATATTGACGGAAGAACTCGTGGTTCTGTTGTGACAAGTCTAGTGCCTAATCCTTTAGGATCACAATATGGATACGTAAAGGCTCCCGTAACAAGTGGGGGACACAGTGGCTTACCTAAAGGTTTTGTGACTCAAGGACGTTCTGGACTTTCAGGAACAGCAATTTACCAGTCAACTTTAGGCACAGATTTTGGAGACGACTACAACACAGATCCGTCAACATTTACCAATAACACAACCTCTATGGGAACAGACTTTGGGGATGATTACAATCAACCTTCTGTAAACACCTCTACATACTCCGCAAATATCGGTGACAGTAGATACACTGCTGAAACTGATAATGATTACGGTGGCGGTGATGACGGCGGGGGTCAAGAGAGCGGTAGCAGCACCAGTGCTAGTGACGGTATCGGTGACGCTGGTCAGGGTGGTCCGGGTGGTTACGGAGACAGTTACGATAATATATTTAAACTTGGCGGTCGAGTCGGTATGCGAAACGGCGGCGAAGCATCTACACAGATGGGCTTCATCAACAAAGACCCTCGCACCGTATCTGATAGGCAGGGTATAGCAGACAACAGGTTTACTTCTGTACCACAAGGTTCGTTTGTAATGAACCAACCTGCAAATGAAAGATATAAGAATGATCTTGACTTAGTTCTTGGTGATGCTGAAAAACAAGTGGGGCCAGCCCGTAACAACGGGGAAATGATAGACGTAGCTTTATCTGACGGCGAACGTTTAATACGTCCTGAAGTTGTGAATTTTATAGAGAAGAAGTACGGCGGGGGGTTTCTTGACAACATCAACAATACAGGTAAAGCTGAAGTACAACGCCGCCAAGCTAAATACGGAGATAAAATAGGGGCAGCAGTTGGGGGCTTACAAACAGACAGGGGTTTTGTACAACAGTTAATTGGCCCTGATTCTCCCACCCTTACTGGCCCTGCTCCTGAAGGATCAGCCCCTCTAAATTTAGAACCTGTATCTCCAGATAATGATCAGTTTTTTGGTCGCAGGTTTGGGGATATTAAAAAAGCCATTCAGAATGTAGAAATTAAAGGCTTTGAAAAAGATCCCTATATATTTACAGGTATAAAAAAGAAAGGCAAGGCATCTTCAGCGTTTGGACCAATGCAAATTACAGCCAGCACATTGAGAGATATTAAAGATCGAAGTCCTTTATACAGGACCCTCAATCAAGAGGCTAAAGAATATATTGATTTACTTATTCAACAGGGGGACGACAAAGTTAACATTGAAAAGTATGGTTCAATGTATAGAAACAAAAAGAAGATAAAGACCCCTACTGAAATTAAAAAATCTTTTAATAAGTATGGTAAGGGAAACATACCCCAAGATCTACATGAAAAATACTACGAGACAATAGCAAACATTACTTTGCGACAAAAATTAAACGACCACAACTCACTGGAGAAAGCTTTGGCATCTTACGGTGAGGGCGATAGCTACGCCCGGAAAGTACTTCGTGGTCTTGACTAATCGTCAGCTACCCGCATAGCGGCCCTGACACAACCGACGCGGCTACCCACAGCCATGTGGCCCCGCAAGATGAGGTAAATAAAATGGCAAAACAAGTACGCGGCATTCGTGCCAACAAACCAAACGACTCTTTCGGAACCATAAATAGTGAAAGCTTATACAAAGGCGACTATCGATCAGAAGTCTACGAAGACGAAGAGGATACCCCTGAAGTAGAAGCAAGCGAAGAATCCGAAGATACAGAGACAAAAGAACCAAGCTTTGTAGAGACAAAACAAGAATCGCCAAATCACGATTACAAGAAACGGTATGACGATTTAAAGCGACACTACGATACAAAACTTGCAGAGTTTGAATCTGAAAAGAAACAATTGCAACAGGCATCACAGGCAGCTAATGTCCCATTGCCCAAGACGATTGAAGAGTTGGAAAAGTTTCGTGAAGAGTATCCTGATGTATACGGAGTTGTTGAGACTGTAGCGGCTATGCAAGCCGAAGAAAGAACAAAACACCTACAGTCAGAACTACTTGAAATTCAGGAACGCGAAAAGGAAACTGTGGTTCAAAGTGCATACCGCGAACTGATGAACGCTCATCCAGATTTCATAGAAATTAAAGAGGATGAAAAGTTCTTAACGTGGCTTGGCGAACAACCGGAATCTATTTCGGATGGTATTTACAAAAACAATACCGATGCTCGTTGGGCTTCAAGAGTACTTGATCTGTACAAAGCAGATGTTGGTATCTCAAAAAAGAAGAAGACCAAATCTAATGAAGCGGCAGCAGCCGTAGTAAAGTCCTCTAAAGCTAAAGACGTTGTGTCAGAAGTAGGGGGCGGTGAAAAGAAGATTTGGAAAGCTTCGCAAATCGCCAAGATGAAACCGTGGGAGTTCGAGAAGATGGAAGCTGAACTCGACCAAGCACGGAATGAAGGGCGAATCGACTTAAACTCCTAAAACCTCAAAATAGAGAAGGAATGGACTAATGGCATTCAATAGTGCTTCAGGTCATAATAACCTGCCTTCCGGTAATTTTGCACCGGAAATTTTTAGCCAAAAAGTTCTCAAATTCTTTCGTCGCGCTTCGGTTGTTGAAGACATCACGAACACTGACTACGCTGGCGAAATTGAAAACTTTGGCGATACAGTTCGTATCATTAAAGAGCCGACTGTAACAGTATCTACTTACAGTCGTGGTTCTGTAGTAAACCCACAAGACTTGGCTGACGATCAAATCACAATGGTTGTCGATCAAGCTAATGCGTTTGCTTTTAAAATCGACGACATTGAAGAGCGTCATTCGCACGTAAACTTCGAGGCACTTGCTACCTCTTCAGGTGCATTTGCATTGAAGCGTAAGTACGACAAGACTGTTCTTCAGGCTATGTCTGACGGTGCTGGTATTGCAGCTTCTGCTGTATCCGGTACAACACTGACCACTACTGCTGCTGCTGGTACTCTTGGTACTGCAAACGCACCCATCAACATTGAGACAGACGATAACGGCATCAACCTGATGCTTGCAATGGCCCGTCTCCTTGACGATGAGTCAGTGCCAGAAGAGAATCGCTGGTTTGTTGCACCTCCAATTTTCTACGAGAAGTGTTTCCAAGCCGGGAATAAAATTGCTGAAGTGCAAGTTAGCGGTGACGCTACTTCACCACTTCGCAACGGTCTTGCAACTGTCGGCACACTTGCTGGCTTCCGTTGCTACAAAACAACTGCGCTTAACAGCACAGGTGGCACAGACCAAGTTACTTTGACAGACGCATCTGCAACCCTCGCAACTGATGGTTCTGAGAACATTGTTCTTGCAGGTCACATGTCATCCACCTCTACTGCTTCGCACATTGCGAAAACAGAAGTGGTTCGTTCAACTGAATCGTTCTCCGACGTTATTCGTGGATTGCATGTTTTTGGACAGAAAGTATTACGTCCAGAAGCTATCGTTCGCGGCGTTGTAGACTTTGCATAAGGGAGACTTGAAACATGGCTACTTATAATGTAACTGGTGCCGTAGCTGGTATCCCTCTTGGTAAGAAGACGCAGGTTGTTGAGGTTGTTCTCGACTTCACATCTACTAATCTTGCTGCTGGTGACATTGTTAACGTCTTTGAGATTCCAGACAACACTCTGGTCTTGATGGCAGGTATCGAAGTGTATCAGGCCGCATCTACAGGATCACCTACAATCGACATGGGTGATGCTGCTGCTGCTGACACTTGGGTAACTGATGTTAGCGGTTCTGCCGTTGCACAAGAATTTGGTCAAACTGCAAAGCTGTACACTGCAGCAGATAACATCGACATTCTTGGTGTTACTGCTACATTTGACGGTAAAATCCGTTGTGTTGCAGTAATGTGTGATCTGGGTGATCCCGGAACAGGCGCACCGTTTGCCTAAATAATACTTGGGGGGCAGGGCAACTTGCCCCTCTTGACCCTTTATTTATTTTGTGATAAAAGCAACAACCTTTGCCGGGGGTAAATACACAATGGCTAGAAAAGCACCTAAGAAACCTAGTAAAAAATCAAAAAGCCCAAAGCCAAAGAATGCAGCATTATACGCACGGGTTAAGGCAGAGGCTAAACGTAAATTTGATGTATACCCAAGCGCATATGCAAATGCTTGGTTAGTTAGAACCTATAAGAAGCGTGGCGGGACGTATGCCTGATGGCTAAACCAAAAGGCGGCTTAACTAAATGGTTCAAGGAAGACTGGCGAGACGTAAAGACTGGCAAGAAGTGTGGTCGCTCTGGTTCAAAAAAAAAAAAAACGCCCCTACCCTGCCTGTAGACCTGCCAAAGTCGCCAAACGTATAACCAATAAAGAAGCAGCCAAAAAGACGGGACCA